TATTCCATGTGCTTCCGTAAACTATCGCTGGATATACGACATCATTACGCTTGATCTCATATCTCCAATACCATCCTCCGACAGGTGCGAGGTTTTTGTTTTTCAGTTTCATCTTGCCTTTGCACGGAAAATATATTTTCTTATTGATATGTCAAGAGTTTTTTCTTCAAACAAAGGTATTCGTCGCTACGGAATTCAATTCCCAGAAAACATGGATGATCTTGGAATTGAGTTATACTGCTACGCTATAAGCCGAGGAGAATACGGAAAAGATTATTGCATCAAACAAAATATAAATCTTTCAGATTTTAAGTTACTATCACCACACGAACACTTCATAAATGCTGTAAAACTCCAGTGGCCGACTGAGGTTTCTATTTATAACAGAGGATATACAAACACCCAGTTACTTAGAACGCTTGAAGAACTCTGTAACAATACTGATATTTGTTTAGCTGGAGCCGCTTCAATGGGAAAAAGTTTTCCAGTCGGTCTTTGGGTTTATCTTGATTGGTGTTCTGCCCCGCATTGCACTTCTTCTTGGGTAGCTACTACTACTCTCGGTGCTTCCGAAGATCGTATTTGGGGTATCATCTCCAAACTTTGGAAGTGCGCCCGTGTTCAGTTTGGTAAGTTAATTGACTATCGTCATATGATTGTTTGGGGTGGCGCGGCAGGTGATGAAGATAAAGATTATCGAAATGCGATTAAAGCCCTTGCGTTTCAATCTGGTAATGAAGGTCAGAAAGCTATTGATACTACCCGTGGTCGTAAGAATGACCGGGTTCGTCTTGCACTTGATGAGTTGCCAGAAATGGAATTGGGCGCGATTACAGCAAAAGTAAACTTATCTGCCAACAATGATATTACTTTTATCGGTATCGGAAACCCATCTGCTGGCGACAATCCCCATACTCGTTGGGCAATTCCAAAAGATCAATCCAACTTTGATTCTGTTTCTCCAGATATGGATAAGTGGGAAACTGGAACTGGCGTTTGTTTGTTCTACAATGGTATGCGCTCGCCTAACTTTGCTGCGCCTGCAAGTGAACCATCTCCATTTCCGTTTCTTATGGATCGTAAGAAGCAGGAAATCATGCTTAAGCAGTGTTATGGAGACGAGAATGCTATTGATTATGTTCGTAACGCTATCGGTTGGTGGCCGAAATCTGGATTTGCCCAAACCATTATTACCGCTGATCTGATTCGTAACGCTGATACAAATGAAGAACCTATTTGGGATTCCGAAGGATTCACTAAAGTAGCAGGCTTTGACACTTCATTTACAATTGGAGGTGATCGATGCGTTCTTACTATTGCCAAACTTGGTTTTGTTCGCGGCACTCGCAATCGTGTCATGTGGTTGGAGAGTCAAAAGGTAATCCAACTATCTGCTAACGCTGCGGCTGAGTTTGAAATCCAACTGGCTACTGAAGTTGTTGCTTTATGCCGTGCCGCTGGCGTTCAGCCTCAGAAGTTTGGTATGGACGTATCCGGTGATGGTGGGCGAGTCGGACAGGCTATCATTCGTGAGTGGCTACGCTTTGACTCTACAGGAGTTTCAATTGCCCTCATATCATCTATGGGTAAACCTACTGACCGACTCGCGGCAGAGGTCGATAAACGCCCGTGTAAGGATGTTTACGACAGGTTGGTATCTGAGTATTATTACTCTTGTTATCACGCATTCAAGAGTCGTGTTATTTTTGGTATTGATGCTGCATCTGAGTTGGCGCGGGAACTTTGCCTTCGTAGATACACAATCAAAAACAAGAAGATTGCCATTGAGACTAAGGATGATCTCAAAGGAAGAACAGGTTACTCGCCGGATTTGAGTGATAGCTTAATCTATGCACTCGAAATGGCGCGGCGTAATGGACTCGTTTTTATCGGTAACGATAAACCAGTTCCAACTAACCGATTCTGGGCGCGGGAAGAAAAACTGGCTGATGTTAGTCAAGACGATGACTACGGATCAGACGATAACGGAGATTGGTAATTAATCCAACATTCCTTCAAGTTCCAAAGTATTCGCTATTTCTTCTGGAACTACGATACGAATCATCTTCTCTCCATCAAGGAATCCAAGCGTTTCCTTCATCCGAATATCGCTTTTGCTTACCCAGCATTGGTTGAACCTCTGCCTAAACAAAATTTTGGTTGGGCTTTCGCTTACTTCAGTTCCCTCGCAGATGATGCGGGATTCAAACGTATTATTTGTAGTCATAAATTAAATATCCATTCTCTCTTGCCCATCCTACTTCGTGGTGGCAGCGGTTGTGACAGGGACGACAAAGAACCATGAATGAGGACTTGTCACATAGGAACTTGCCCCTTCCTTTCTTATGGTGAAGGTCTGTTCCTCGCCCATTACATATTTCACATTGGTAGTTTTTCTCTTCAAAGTATTCTGCCTTGGCTTTTTCGTAGTCCGCATTCTTAGCTTTTCTTGATCCAGATAAACTTTTTAATTTGCCACCCGTTTTTTTGAAACCCGTTTTTCTTCGTAGCATTTAAAATATTCTGTTAGCTCTTGAAGTCCGATGGCGGCCAACTCCAACTCTTCGTATTCTGTTCTGTAGCTTGCTGGGAAGGGTTTTCCTCGCTGGTGCATGGCGGTTGGTCTTCCTGCTGCGTAGGGACTGACTTTGAGAACGTATACGCCCTCTTCGGCTTCAATGAAGACGTGCATAATTCAATTACTTTATCTACTTGTTCTTTCTTTAAAATACTTTTTGAGTTTACTTCGATTTGGTTGACGAGCGATCCTGTTACCCCGATCTTATCCCCAAGTTCCCTGACAGTAAGTTTCAGTATCCTTCTTGTTTCACGAAGCTGGTTGGCAAAAGTCTTTCGTCCAATAGAACGAATTGTGCGCGATTGCTCGTAAGCACTCATGCAACTCTCGTATGCTTCTTCTAATGGATGTTTCATTTCAAGACAGAAAGTAAACCAAGACTATTGACAAGTCAATACTTTTTTGTTACTATGATTGCTTATGGATAACACAGACCCTATAAATAAATTAGACAAAAAAGTAGATTTATTATTGAAGGAAGTTAGAGAGAAAATCTTAATCGCCAATATGTCTCTCGCTGTAGCAATGGAAACCCCATTCATCGCAACTTACGAAAATAAAGATGGTATTTGCTCTATGGCTATAAGGTCAAACAACACGGCAATTTTAGCGGCCACCGCCACAGCAGGAACTATCGTTCACAAGTCTGATATTGTCATTGCACCAGAAGGTATGGCTGAACGCCGGGCTATTTTCCAATTGGAAAGCGAAGAAGACGCAGAAGAACTTTGGGATTTGATTAACGAGAGAATGTATGCTTGGTCGCAGGGTGACATTGATATTGTAGATATAGAATAATTATCGTTACCGATAAAAAAAGATGCTTGACATCGAATACAACCTGTAGTAGTTTTCATTCGTGCGAGAAATTGTGCCTTCGGGGTAGGAGCCGAAGTTAGAAGAAAATTAAATAAACAAAAACTATATGATCCCTTGTGGCGGTTCGCACTCCTATGCGTCTGTTGCCGCTTTTCTTCGCCGCTACAAGGGGTCGCCTTTTAAAATATGAATCCATTAGAAAAGAACGATGGCATCTTTGTTCGCAGGGAAATAATGAAATTGTCAATCCTCGACGATAAAAAGAAACAAGTATTCGCAGTCATTGACAATTACGATGGCGGCTTTGACGCAAAAGACATCAAATCTGTCGCCGACATAATTGGCATTACAGAAACACAAGCCCACAATGCTTTTATGACATTGGTTGGGCTTCGGTTTTTGAAACTGAATCATGCCATAAAGTGGGTATTGAATGAAGACGCAAACTGGCAGGAAGGATCAAGATGAGCGTCCGAATAATGTCAGAGGTCTTTGAGCGTAGTAAGACTCAAGGTAACGCAAGGTTGGTTCTTTTGTCTTTAGCTGATACTTGCAGTGATGAGGGAGTATGCTTCCCGTCAATTAAAACGATTGCCAAGAAAGCGAATATCTCAGAGGAGACGACAAGGAAGTTTCTTCATGCTTTTGAAAAGATTGGATTGGTTGAATCTGAAGAGCGATTCAGCCCAGTTGGGCGGCGATCATCGAATACCTACAAACTCAATTTGAGCAAGGTTGGCGATGATGAATTGACGAAGGATGTGCTGTATTCTGCGGTTCATCACAGCAGGCATCGTAGCAAGGATGGTTTTGTTAAGCGTGAAAAAGTTGAGGGGGATGGTATGAACCAGTTCATACCACTACCCTATGAACCAGTTCATACCACCCACCCTATGAACCAGTTCATACCATCTATAATGAACCATCATAAGGAACCGAAAATAGAACCATCAAGGGAAAGTTCGGCAGTGGCCTCACATTCCTCAGTTGAGCTAAACCAACCAAATCTATTCCCGACTGAAAATACGGCTAACGCCAAAGAAAGTTTCGCTACCGCTCAACGTAACGACCCCCCCACCGAGGCTAACGCAAAAACAACCGCCGCACGAAAAAAATCCCCCCCAACAAATATACCGACCGAATTGGACACCCCGGAATTCAACGCTTGCTGGAATGAGTTTCTTCAACACCGAAAGGAAAAGAAAACTCCAATGACACCAACGGCGCAGAACAATATGTTCCGCAAGTTCACAGCTTGGGGAGTAGAGAACGCAGTTTCTGCAATCGACACTGCAATCTCAAACGGATGGACTGGCGTTTTCGAGCCAAAACAAAATAAGTTCAATTCAAAGTCAGAAAAACTTTGTAACATTTAACCTAAAACCTAATGAAAAAAGTCCCAATAGCACAAAAAAGCGAAGCGGCAGTGTTGTCGCTTATCGCAATCGACAGAAATATCCTTTCCCAACAAACATGGGATAGCGATTACTTCGCCATACCAGCCCACAGGATCGTTTTTAATGCTCTCCAAGGGGTTCACCAGCGGACAGGGGTTTGCTGCCCGTTCTCGGCCATTGCTGAACTGGAAGCAACTGGGCAACTGGAGGCGGCGGGCGGTGAGAATGCAATTCACGAAATCCTATCCACGATGAAAGTAGCTTCTGGTAAGGTTTGCCAAGATATGGCAGATGATTACCGGAAACATCTTCACCGCACGAAGGGTTATCGTGATGTTCTAAGCCTAATTGAGAAGGAAGAAGTAAGTCTCCGCGCAGGCAGGGCAGATTTAAAGGAATTATCGGAAACGATAATGAAGTGCGCCGAGGATAGAACAGTAAAAGTAAAACCAGTCAAAGACCTAATCATCGAAATCATCGATGAGATGGAAGGAAAGGCTGTAAAGGAATTCTTTCCTACTGGATTATTGAAAGTTGATCGTGCGCTCAAGGGTGGGATGCACAAAGGAGAGATGATGACAGTAGCTTCAGAGACTGGTGGAGGAAAATCCATCTATCTTGTGCAAGCAGCACTGGCAAATCTCATGGAAAACAAGTCAGTTTTGTTCTTCAGCCTCGAAATGAAGGCAAAAGACATTTTAACTCGCATGGCTTGCAACATTGCAGGGTATGCCGTGCGCGAACCAGAGGATTATAAGAACGCAAATCAACAAGAACTCGCCAAAATCAGTGCCGCATTGTTGAAATTACACCAGTTACCCATCGAAATCGTGGATGGAGTGTCAGAAATTGACGAGATTGAGGCCAATATCAACCGATACGTTGGTGAAAAACGGGCAGATGTAATTGTTGTAGATTATCTACAGATTATAGCCTGTGAAGGATCAGATAGTAGGGAAGGACAGATCAGTGAGATAGCGAGAAGGCTAAAAGTGACTGCATTGAAGAATAATTCTATCATGCTGACAGCTTCCCAGCTAAACGACGAAGGAAGATTACGCGAATCACGGGCAATTGGAATGCACTCTGACCAAGTAGTGTATATCGAACACAAGGGAGACAAAAGTAAACTGACAATCAAGAAGAACCGACGGGGTGCAAGGAACTATTCCACAGATATTATCATGCGCGGAGACATCTCAAGACTTGAGGAGGTTTACTAATGACAACTGACCAAGCATACGCGAAAGGGTTAAAATATTTGGAGGCGGCTAACGCAATTTGGGAGGCTCAAGACAAAGAAAGATATTGCATAGCAGAAAACTACCATAACGAAGGAGTAAAAATCATGAACCAGTATTTCTGTGAAACAAAAGTATTGACACAGATACAAGATGTAGATAGGATGCTCCCATGAATTACGAATTTGGTATTGGAGTAATAACCGGAGTTTTTGTTATGTTGATTTTTGTATTATGTTTTGTGGCAATATTATTGGCAAAATATGAAGATCGTTTTATTTTAAGTAAAAAACAAACAAGAGATTTGGCTTATTTTATTCATTCTTCAAACAGTGAAGACAAAGAAAAATTATTAGAAATAATCAAATGAATGACACGCCAGAGACAGATAAAGCAACCATTGCATCAGGAGGAGACTGGTGTCCAGTGCTGCGTGAAACAAGCCGACGATTAGAGCGCGAGCGCGACGAGTGGGCGGCAATGTGTGGAAGATACAAGCAAGAGCGCGACGAAGCAATGGCGAAATACGATACGCTTGTAATGGAAAATATGCTGGAAGTTAATAAACTGTGCACAGAACGTGATGAGGCAATTGAAAAACATCGTTTTGCAGTAATGCATTGGCAGAGAGATGTATTTAAAATGCAGCGCGAGCGCGACGAGGCGTTGGAAGAACTTCGCAAACTAAAAATTATTTTAGACGTAATCAAAAACGAAACACTATGATAAACTCAAGAGCTAAAGGGGCAAGAGGTGAGCGTCAATGGCGTGATGAACTCCGCGCTCAAGGTTACACTGCTAAACGAGGACAGCAATTCGCGGGAGGACAAGACTCACCAGACGTAGTTTGTGAGGAACTGAAGGGTAAACTCCACTTTGAAGTAAAGTGCGTTCAGAACTTAAATTTAGATAAGGCTTGCGAGCAGGCCGAGCGGGATGCTAATGGAATCTCATGGGCGGTGGCTTCAAAGAAGAATAATAAACCTTGGAAAGTTACGATGTCATCAGATACATTTTTTAAACTTCTCAGAGATGGAATGGAATCATTATGAAAAAACCAACAACAAAATCAGGTAAGGCCGCGAAAGTGGCTAAAGTCATGGGCGAATACAAGCGTGGAACTCTCCATGCAGGAGTTAATCCAAAAGGCCCAAAGAAAGCACCACTCGCTAAGAGCCGCAAACAAGCAGTGGCAATTGCAATGAGCCAAGTAGGAATGAAAAAGAAAAAATGAAAACCGGACTCTACTCCAATATTAATGCTAAACGCAAACGCATCGCCGCTGGCAGCGGTGAGAAGATGAGAAAGGTTGGAAGCAAAGGCGCACCAACTGCAAAGGCATTTAAACAATCAGCAAAAACAGCAAAGAAAAAATGAAAAAAGAAACTGGAAAAAAATGTTGTGGCAAACAAAAGGGTTGCAATAAAAAGATGCACGAAAAGATGGAATCAAAAGCCATGAAGAACATGGAACGCAAGCGTGGTAAGAAATCTTAGTTATAACAAGTTTAGTGCGGTTTATAATAAACTTATAATATATGGAAAAGAGATTTTCTAAAGTAGTCAAGAACGCTAAGACTGGTAGGACTAAGACTGTGAAGTATGGTCAGAAAGGAGCTACGATTAGTCCCGGAAGTAAAAAAGGCGATTCTTATTGTGCAAGGTCAGCCAAAATTAAAGGAGATTGGAAGAGCGATCCTAATAGTCCAAATAACCTTTCTCGGAAAAAATGGCGTTGTCGTGGCAGCAAGTCAATGAAATGAAAATCAACGGCAAAGACACAGAAGGTAATGTTGACCAAGACGATGCCAGAGTAGGGTGGAAATATCCACTTAACTCAAAGCAAATAAGTAAAGCTTGTGAAGACTTCTTCAAAAAACGTGGAATGAAGCAATACACGCTTACTGGTAAATTAAAAACTAAATGATCTGTCCTAAATGTGAGTCACCTACAGAAGTCATCAACAGCAGAAAGAAAGATGGCAATGTAGTAAGGAGGAGGCTTTGTGCCTGCGGGGAAAGGTTCTCAACCAAAGAAGTAATTGTAGATTCTAAGCAAGTTAATTTCAAGAAAGTAATTAAAGCATTGTCTATGACTAAAGCAGTTACTGGAGAGTGGACAGTAAAAGTGGATGAAGACACACCCACATGGGCAAAAAAGATGTTACTTAATTTATGATACCACAATTTCTTTTTATCTACGCAAAAGAAGGAAAGATAAAATGCTTAACAGTAGATGAAGCGCATGAAGAAAAATTAACAAGTGATGGGTGGGCGCACACAGCTACCATTAAACCCGCAAGATGGATTGAAGCTATGGCAAATGGCAATCAAGACCCATCAGATATGTTAGATGAACTTCAATTTTCCAAACTATCGTAAATGATAACCTATGAATATTTTTAACGAATTA